GAAACAGGCATGGTGATTGGTAAAAATGGAAAGATTCTTGTAGACAAACGGGGAGAGTCATTCAGAGTAAAATTTACGGATGGCGAATGTGATTTGATGAAAGATGCGGTTGTGACCCACAACCACCCCAGAGGGTGGGGGTATGGGGACAGAGATTTGGGAAGGATGGGGAATTCCTTTAGCATGGACGATTTGTCTCTTGCCGTCTATAACGACGTTGCCGAAATCAGGGCGGTTACCCCCAATTATACTTTTTCACTGAAACGTCCGGAAAAAGGATGGGGAGTAGATATTAAAAAGCTCATATCTGATTATTCTAAAGAAGATAGAAAATTGAAAAACGAATTTGGCAAAAGAATACAAAAAGGAACTCTGACAGTTACGCAGGCCAACGCCACTCATTATCACATATTGGCAAAAAGGATATGCAAGAAATACGGTTGGGAATATATGAAAGGAAAAACACGCTAGTCTTCCTCATACACTGTTGTTCCTGTCTGATCCTTGCGTACTTCGTCATGGGAGTCCTTCCCCTCAAGCAATCTGTCGGGAATACCGTCGGGATATGCAGGACAGTAATAATCATCTTCTACGAAATGCTTACAACTGCCGCATGGGGAACCATAGATACTAAATATCTCATGCCGATCGTCAATCATATTATGCTTGTTTCCGTCTTTATAGAATCGCTTTACCATAATGTTTATTCTTTTTCGCAAAGATACGATTTTTATGATAGAAACTAAAAGATAACTAACTAATTAACTTAAGAAATGGCTAAGAAAACACCTTTCTCACAGATCGACGCTGAGGTGAAGAAGTTTCTCCAGAAAGACCTTCCTCGTATTGTCGGCAAGATGGCGGTGGATGAATTCCGTGAAAATTTCCGGCGGCAGGGATTCCGCAACAATGGCGTCACCCCGTGGAAGGAAGTGAAACGGCGCGATCCGCAATCTTCCTGGTACGGTTTCCAGTATAAAGGGGAGCGACGCACAAGCGTCTCTCTTGTGAAAGACAGGAAAACCGGAAAGATGGTACGGGCCAAAAAGCAACGGAAACTGAACTTCAGCCGGACTGCCACAAAAAGGGGAATCCTGATAGGTCCCGGAGCTGACCTGATGAACAGCATACGGGTAGCGGAGTCATCCCCCGTGAGGATAGCCGTTGGTACCGACCTTCCACATGCCGGGGTGCACAACGAGGGAGGTACGATACGGATATTCGGCAAGAAGAAAGTAAAGGTGGCAAGGCGACAGTTCATCGGTGAGAGCAAGGAGCTGCTGGAGGAACTGGAGAAAACCATGCTGGAACGTATCGACCGCATTGCGGACTCCGCCATCAGCCAACAATAACAACAAACCATTAAAAAGAAAAGATTATGATCTGGAGTAACATCTACAAGGAAATCTCGGAGCGAATCATGAATATGCGTCTTCTGTTGGAGAACCTCGAAGACCTTTCCCCGGAGCTGGCCGCCGAACTGGCCGCCGTCCCCGATGTGGAATACATTGACCTGTGGCACGAACAGACCGACCACCTGGACGAAGAACACCCTTTCCCCACACCGGCGGTATTCGTCGCCTTTAATACGCTTGATACCGAGGACAACGGCGTGCTGGTGCAGGATATGAAGCTGCAACTCGACCTTTACGTATTCTGGGAAACCTTTTCGGATACATACGACGGTGCCGTCATGCAGGAAGAGGCGCTGAACTATCTGAACCTGCTCACCGTCCTGAATGTACTTTTTCATGGCTATACGTCCGACTACTTCTCCACCCTCCGGAAAACCGGATTCCAGCGTATGGATTCCGGCGGGGCGGGTAACCTTTACCGCATCAGTTTCGAATGTTCCGTACGTGATTACAGTGCGCGGGAACTGCACGGCATAGCCGACATGGCGGACAGGGATATCACCGTATCCGACGAGCCGATTCCGGAAAGAATGGAAAATGGTGAGAACCTGTATGAGCTTTAGAAATCCAGCCGCATTTGTGTGCCCGTATCCGGCTCCGGCTTTTTCCCTTCCTTCAGACGCTCATAGTAAGACAGGTTGTCGGGAATGTAAAAGATGCGCTTATAGATGTAGTTCGTGTCCAGGAAGAATATCTCATGACTCATCCGGAAAAGCACGTCCTCCAAACGGATACGCTTCACATCGTAAAGCTGGTAGAACTTCTCCACCAGCTTGCGGTCTCTCATCTTGGTCATCTCCGGATTGCGCATAAGGAAAAATTGTTTATAGCGCAAATATACGGAATTCCAATGACTTGTCAAAATCACCATTAACGAACCGAAACGGTTAAGAACATCCCGGTTCATTAATGGCATCCCGATCATATAACATACGCGGAACCGTCAGTGGCATTACTTTCTAAAAAACAGGTCACCGCTGATCAAACGGGCCGTATCATCACCGGTTAACCGAATATAGCGGAAAAAGTTCTGCTCACTACGATGTCCTGTCAGCTTCATTATCTCAAATGTCTTCATCCGGCCTGTGAGATACATGTTGGTGGCAGCGCTTCTTCTTGCCGTGTGACTACTGATAAGCTCCCATTTCTCACGGGTTACTGTTATCAACTTCCCACCTTTGGTGTAGGAGAATGTAACCGGATCATCCAATCCGATTTCTTTCATTATCACTTTCAGGTATTTATTGAAGTACTGGATACATAAGCCACCCGGAACAAATCCACCATACTTTGCGAATATCTCTTTCACATAATCATGGGCAGGGACCTTGACATCCACATTGGTCTTCTTTGTTCGAATTACGATGTAGTTGTCTATCAGGTTCTGACTTGTCAGCCTTGAATAATCGGAATATCTGAGAGCGGTAAGGCATCCCAATACAAACATATCCCTGATCCGTTCTTTGGCTTTTCGCTTATCCTGCCTGAGAAACTTGTAGTAGTATATCCTGGTGATCTCATTCATACTCAGGAAAACCGCATTTGTCGGCTCACATTTCAAATCGGTCTCATCATAGGTTAAATCTACGGCATAATTGTATTGCGAGGCTCTACGGACAAGGGATTGTATCTTTAGGATGTACCCCACGATAGTATTATGTCTCAATCCCTGTTCTTCCAGATAGACGATGAAATCGTCCAGAAATTCAGATGTCACCGAATTGGTATATATATCACAATTAAATTCCAATGAAAAACTTTCAATGTGTTTTATTATGGCATCGTATACGGCCGCATAGTGTTCAGACTTGCGTCTGGATCTCTTTTCGAGTATTTCCCGGATGAAGTCGGTGAAGAATATACCTTCAAGCGGCTTCGATTGACGGAAGTGATTAATGTAGTCCTTTTTCGCTGTGCGGGTCGGGACAGGTTGGGACAACTGTAATGCTTTGGCTGTATCATTTTAAAGGGTTAGTTACTCTAATTTATTTTACTTGGATTGATTTTAATTTATCTGCAATAT